GAGCATACAACTGGTCTGACAGTGTTTGTGAATTAAAGATACCATCTTCAAGGGTAGGAAAGGTTGCCATTACTGTTGCCCACCTCTGCCATAGTCATAGTTAGGGGGACTACCACCAGACGTTTTTTTCTTGGCCCCTGAAAAATCAAAGGCCTTGCCACCCGACATAGCGAAGTTCATTACTTTAAAACCAAGGTTAGCTTTAGCACCAAACATAGCTGACTCAGCTGATTGTTGTGCAGCAAGACCTGACATGGATGTATAGTTTTCACCTAAGCCACTCATCATAGAACCAAAGCCTAGGTTACTGCCAAGTTGTGAAGACAAAGAGGACATACCGCCTAGGAAACCTGAGGAGGACTGTGCGCCTGACGCCTGTGCTCCTACTGTTCCTTGTGACCTAGCTATAATGCTCGACCTAACTGCACTCCTTCGTGCCTGTTTTGCATTCTCTTTTTGCTGTTTGATTTGAATCTCACTAGCAGACCTAGCACTTCTAGCAGCAGCCCCAGCTTTCTTTGAACTCTTAATTGTTTGGTCAATGCCGTAAGCCCCAGCATAAATTGCAGTCCCTGTTGCAGCTAAAGCTATCCCGCCAAGACCGTAGCCAAGCGCTAAAGTTGTAAATACTGCCATCTTATAATTCCTTTATGTAAGCTGTCTCAACAGATTTAAAACCTTTTCTCTTAAAGAGAATGCCGACTCTGCTTTCCAGTAATTCGTCAAGTGTTGATAGTCTAACAAAGTTACATCCTATTGCCTTCGACCACTCAACGTATGCGTCAATTAACTTAGGAGATGTTTTGCCATTACGGTGATCTGGGTCTAACCAAAACATTATTTCTTGTGCAAAGATAAATGAGTTGATTGGTACGGGTGAAGCCATTGCAACCAAGGCACCAACCACCTCCTCATTAATCGTAACTATCTTAACAAACCCAGCGTCACTAGCTATTAAGTTTGACACAAGTTCTTTAACCTTGTTAGAATCAAACCTACCCCAAGCTGGGTGTGGTATTTCTTTGCAGAACTGTTTGACAGCAAGTACTATGTCTAGTACATCTGCTTCTATTGCATCACGTAGTATATAATCTGACATTAGTACCTTGTGTTTCTTCCTATAACCAGACCCCAACCTAGAAGAATAAAGTCTTTGCCTTGTTCACTCTCATATCTTAATCGAACTGAGCGACCATGACCACGCACTTTAAGCCTAGTTGTAATAACATCCTCAGGGTAAGTAAAGGTTGACAAGTTTTCAGGGTCAACTATAACAGGAAACTTAAAGCGGTAAGCCTGTTGGGCTGCTCCAAAGGTTTCGTTAAAGTCCCACGCTGAAGAAACAAGTAATGAGGAAGATCGGTTTGATATATACCCACCATCATCTTTAACAGTAAACCCTGTCTCTGTCAAGCGAGAATACACAGCTAAGTAGGGTGCGTTCTTCTTAAGGATTAGATCACCTGAGAAGTCATAGCCTGTCTCAGCAAAGGATGAATAGTTTTGAGTACCCCAATCTAAGAAAGCATCTCCTGAGAATGTAGCCATTGTAAGTTTATTGTCAGAACCATTACGGACAAGAAGTACAAGGGCAGCGTCACCTGTCGTGAAGTCAGACAGTTGTGTAGATATTATATCGTCATCACCTTGGACAACATCGTTTAGATCAGTACTTGTGGTTACGTTGATAGTGTTGCCCATGCCATTTCCATGCACTGTGCAATAATACTTTAGACTACTAGGTGCGTTAGAAGCAACAGTAAGTGTTACTTTTGCATTTGATTGTCCTTGCGTTCCAGAAACCACAACGCCTGTAGTGTAACTACTATCGTCAGAGTTTTTAAATCTTAGTGGGTGTCCATTATTACTGGCATTACTAACATCAAAAATGTAAGTGCTACCCCTGACTAAATTAAGAACTGGGTGGCTTACTCCATCTACATGAAAGTAGTTTGACCCTCCAACACTAGCAACTGTGATTGCAAATGTTGTGGTCGTGGCAACTTGTTGAGAGGCAACAACATCTAATTCTAACTCAGCTGCACCAAACCCTGAGTAAAAGGCTACACCTACTATACAGCTGCTTGAACTAGCTTCGTCAGAAACTTTCCAAGGGAAGAAGGCTTGAAGGGTAAGGTCAAGAACTAAGATATTATTTAGTTTAGAAGATACTGTCTCACCGTTGTTGGGATAAGCCCAGTATATTTTCTTGTTGATGCTGTCGTAGACTGAAGTAACTTTAGACTTAGCGTCTGTATCTATGGCATCCCAAAAAGTTTGAATGCTTGTAATAGTAAGGTTCTGTTCTGAGCCTTGCCCTGATACACTATCCATAGATAAGGTGTGAATACCAAAACGTGACCACCAGAAAGGTAAGCCCTCAGCTTGGATAAAAGACTGAGGGTTAGCCAAGCCAATGCTTGACACACGGTTGACACCATAAGCTGCAGCTGAGAAGATACCGTCCACACCTGTGATTTGCCATACGCCATTCTCAGCGAAGACAAACAAGGAGGAGCGAAAAGGATAAAGTAATTGGATGTTGACAGCATCTGGGATGTTAATGAAACCACCGTCAGTTGCCAGTAGGTCTGAGAAGTACTCAGATGTTGGGTCATTCTGTTGGTAACATTTACCTAAGTCTGCGTTGTCTTCAACAAGGCGAGAGAACACAATCGTACCTGCATGTTTGGCACTTGTTAATCCACCGTAGAACACACGACCTGAGAATGACGCAACAGATTTAAAACGAGATGATTCGACCTCTGTAGGAAGACCAGATCTAACTTTAGAGAAGAAGTCAAGAACAAAGTGACCGTTACCTGTAAGGCTTGAGCCAGCATAGACTAAGGCCCACTCAGCTGCATCAAATGCATTGTCTGCATCCTTGCCAGCATACCAAGGGTGTGTTAAAGGTGGTAGTTGGTTTGAGTTAGCAGCCTTGTACGTAGCTAAAGCTGTAGCGCCCTTTGAGTCTACCCAGCCTGAATTAGCTGTGTCGTAGTCACGGGTAGCGTTTGAGTTAGCACCAGATGAATAGCTATCAGTATCCCCCTGCCATTCAAAGTCCCTTGTCTTAAAGGATATGGTTGCAACGGAAAGGGAAGTCCCATCCCAAGATACAACAATGGTGTTAATGGCTTCAGAGGAAACTATTAGCGTACCATTAATACTTGCAAATTGACACTTAGAATTATTAGAACCAACTGATCCAGCAAACTCATGGTCAGACAAAACAACACTTCCTGAAACAATCTGACCTGAGTAAGGTAGTTCAGCTTTGTTGTAGAAGAAAAGGATGTTACCTTTTTGTACGGCTAGAAACTCAAGAGATGCGTTACCGTTTACGTTAACCCAATTACCCGTATTAAATAATTCAGTATCTGAAATTGTGAAGGATGACAAAACTGAGTTGCTCTCAAGTGTCAGAGCCTCACGCCTTCGCCTTGAGCCATCTCTACGAAGGTCACAGTTTAACTCATTAACGGAAGCACCTTCAGGGAAAGTTAATTCAGCAGCCTCAGTTATAAGGCCCTTGACAAAGTTATTTACTGTCTTTTGATTTAAGCTCTGCGGCATCTTTTACCTTCTTACGTTCATCGAACTCTTTACCAAAGTTCTCTCTACGGGTGGTACTGGTTTCTCTTTTATCTTTAAGATATTCTCCAACAGCCTTTTTAGCTTTAATCATAGAAGAGTACCTACCGTTTAATTCTTTAGGTACTGATCCCTTCTCGACCTTGACAACAAAGAATATAAAACCGCCAAGCTCCTTTTCAATAATAATATTACTTTGCATCTTGTTAGATTTGCAGACACAGCGTTGGTTAACTGTTTCTTCAATAAACTCTGTCATCTATACTTTCCATAGTTAGGACGCCGATTAGCAGTCTTAGTTTTATGCATGTCGTTCTGGACGTATGACTTAAGGCGTCGAGCAGTCTGCTCTATCTTAGGGTCTGACCCACTTTTAAAGAGAGAGAAGCAGGTTGACTTAGCCTCAGCCAAAAGATAAGGTAGCATGTTGTCATCTAGGTCAGGCTCAAATGAGTCACTGATTGTAAAGGATGGGTATACTGATCCGTAAGCCCTGCTCTTTGACGCCTGTAGTGTTGTGTCAATGGCACTGTTGTACGAATCAAATACAATAAAGTTATCATCAAATGATGTGTAGTAGGTTGGGCTTACGTTGTTAAGAACAAACAAGTCAGTGCCGCCAGCCTTATCTAAAACCTTTTGGGAGCCTGAGCTTGACTCATCCATACGAGTAATAAAGTCTAAGGGATTAATGTAATAAATTTCCACGTAGGTTGACCCAGTGGAAGCTGTGTTGTAGAAAACACGGTCAATACTTTTAACATCTGTTGGGTATTGAAAATGAGTGGGGTGTGCAACGTCTGACAAAGCTGTTAGTCTTAGGAGTTGCTGGTGCTCAGGTATCTCACGGGCTGACACAATGTTATAGAAACAGTCTTCTATTACTGAGGCTACTTGCTGTGCCTCAATGCTGTCACCTATTGAGTTTACATCCTCTGAGTCCATATCACTCAGAATACTTTGAACCATTGAGAGGAGTGTACGTTTCATTATGTGCGATCCAATACTATGACGAACCTTAATACTCTTGCTGTTTGTGACGCACCACTTGTAGCTACTGTGATGAATGAGTTAGCTGCTACTGTGTGGTTAGATGATGGGGATACAGTGTCTACGTCACCTGCAGCGGAACCAGACTGAGCTATTGTAATCGTACCCATAGTTGCTGCAGCTGCGTTCTTTACTGTTATGATACTATCAGCGTTGCTAATGGCTCCTTCAAGTACAGTGACAACCTTATTGATTGTTCCCGCAAAAGGCATAGGTACATAGACAGTTGCTGCTGTTGATACATCAGTTATGAAGCCACTAATAACCTCTCCAGATAAAGTTTCCTTAGCTGTCCAAACTCCACTAGCTGATCCATTAGAGACATAGACCTTACCTGCAGTAGCTCCGTAGGCACCCTTAGGTTCATGTAGGTATGGGTCTGTAAGAGTACTGTGGTTTATATTAGCCATTAGGTTTCCTTACTAAGAGTAGTATACCTTATACCCTGCATCGGGTAAAGATATTTTACATGTATTCTATAAGTTTGTCAAGTGTAAAGTGAGGTGGGACTAAAATAAAAGCCCCACCCCTTTATTGTTTATGGCTCGATGTACTCAATTACGAGCTTACCAGCACCAGCAGTAAAGACTGCAGTTGCTTGCAGCACACCAACATAAGCGTTAGCTGCGCCAACACCAGCAGTACCACCGACTAAAGCACCGTTACACAGGACAACTGTGTCAGCTGCTAAAGCCCCTTTAGCAATAGCGGCATCAATACCATCGGCATCAATAGCAGCATTAGCGGCAGTAAACAAACCAATACCTAAAGTACCAGAGCCACCTGAAGTAAAGGCAGTAGTAGTAATAAAGGTAGCTGCGGTAATGTATGAACCAGCTGGGATAAATGCATCATTTGGTGTAGGTGCTACTTGTGCAGCCCCTAATAATGTTGCATCTGGGATTTCAACGACAAGCCACTTAACAGCGTTAAGCATCCCACCGTTATTTTTGGGATCACCCTTGGCAGTGCCAGTAAGGGTAAAAAGACCATCGGCATTAGTGTAAGACATTTTTGTATCTCCTTATACAACTGCGGACGTTATAATACGAACCATGTTTTCAGGGCGGTACAATTTTACACCGTAACGACCAGTAGTTACAAACTCGTGGCGTTGAAAGTCTTTGTTGTACTCATAATCTACTTCAGGCTGTTGACGCCATGCACCCACGAATGGGTTTACGGTAGCATTAGCTGAGAAGAAGAGGTTTACTTTTCCGTTAGTAGAGGAGAAGTTGTTAGTGGTTGAGCCATCACGCTCAGGCAAAGCATTGTCAGTTGCATCTTTGCAATAGTTAGATGTGTATACATCAAAACCATATACGTTAGCTACAAAACGCATACCAGTTGCGATACCGC